TAACCTACAGCAGTGTTATTATCAGTTGTGTTTGCTGTTAAAGAGTCATAACCAATTGCAATATTATTACTACCAGAAATATTATGGTCTAAAGCAAAATTACCAAAAGCAACATTATAATTTCCTGTGGTATTCCTTCTTATTGCGTGTACGCCAAAAGCTGAGTTATTGCTTCCTGTAGTGTTTTCCATCAAAGCACCGTTACCAGCAGCAGTATGATTATCTCCAGTTGTATTATCACGCAAAGCAAAAGATCCAAACGCATTATTACCAGCGCCGGTTGTGTTTTGTTTTAATGCTTGCGTACCAAATGCTGTTATAGCTTGGTTTGAATCACCAGTACTATTTCTTGCAGCTTCGTACCCTACGGCTGTGCAGAATTGTGCAGTATTTTGAAATAAGGCTTGATAACCAATAGCAACATTACCATCTCTGTCAATATTACTTTCAAGAGCTTGAGTACCAATAGCAACGTTATAGTCTCCAGTTGTATTTTCATATAATGTTCTTCTACCAAAAGCTGCATTATTAGAACCCGAAGTGTTTTGATATAAAGCTCGTTCTCCAGCAGCAGTATTATTATTACCAGTATTGAACGCCATAGCACTTCTTCCAACAGCAGTATTAGAAGTTCCTGTTTGATTATTTTGTAAACTACCACTACCTACCGCCACGTTTGACGTTCCAGTTGTATTTGAATTTAATGCAAGATAACCAACAGCTACAGTAAAATCAGCAGTAGTGTTTGATGACAATGCAGCTTGACCGATAGCAGTATTTCTAATTCCAGTTGTATTCGCACCTAAAGCATTTGCACCTAAACCAGTATTACCTCCTCCTGTTGTGGTTACATCTAAAGCATTGTAACCAACTGCTACGTTTGAACCAGCAGTAGTGGCAGAAGTTAAACTTCCATAACCTAAAGCGGTGTTATAGTCTCCGTCAGTATTTGCATCTAAGGATTGGTAGCCAACCGCAACGTTATCAGCTCCAGTTGTGTTTGACAGTAAAGCATCACGACCGATAGCTGTGTTGTTAGAAGCTGTAGTGTTTGCAAATAAAGCTCCTTGACCAACTGCAGTATTTCTTTTCCCAGTTGTGTTTTGTTGTAAACTATTAGCACCAAAAGCAGAGTTTCTTTCACCAGTAGTGTTACTTAACAAAGCACCATTTCCAACGGCAGCATTAGATGTTCCCGTTGTGTTTGCATTTAAAGCAGTACTACCAATACAAGTGTTACTAGAAACAGAGTTATTACCCTTACCAACAGTAATTCCGTTTATGGTTGCGTCTGTCGTTCCAGTGATGGCTCCTGTTACGTCAAGACCAGAATTAACATCTAGGTTTCCAGTAACTACAACTGTTCCGCTAGAAAGAATTTTAAACCTACCAGCAGTATTAGTTTCATCAAAAATCTTAAAAGTACCATTCTCATTTCTTATAGAAAAATCATCATCATTATCAGTGTCAGTAAGAAATATTTGCGGTGCTGTATTTGATATTGTTAGATTTCCTGTTGCAGTAATAGCTCCTGTTACCGATACGCCTGTTGAGGTTGTCTCAAGCTTTTTACTGTTGTCGTAATAGAGTTCTACGGCTCCATCTTCAAAGCCTTTTATTAAATTTTCAGTTACTGCTGCATTTGTAACTTGAAATCTATCAGTAGAAAGTATAAGACCGCCAGTACCAGTATCTTTAATTCTGCTGTGAGTGCCATCATGAAATAGCTGTAAATCTTGACTAGCACCTATTTGTAGCTTCTTGTCATCTGCTGGTATTTGTACGTTGCCACCACTAGTTATTTTTAATCGTTGTGTTGCACCTGTATAAGAACCATTAGCACTACTATCATATCCTGTCCAAAAACCAATATCTCCATTTAGTCCACCATTGGCTATGTATAAGTCATTTTGGTCAGAGCTATCGTTTGGATGATTTACACCAATAGAATTAGCAGTATGTGATCCATCTTGTTTAAATACTATTCTAGGATTATCGTTTTCATTATTATTATCTGAGTCAGCTTGAATTATTAACTCACAATCTCCTGACGTTCCAGATGTAAATATGTGCTGTGTGCCACTTGCGGTTATACCAGTTGAAGTTGTCTCAAGCTTTTTACTGTTATCGTAATAAAGTTCTACCGCTCCGTCAGGTTTTAAAATTAATTGTTCTTCATAATTAGTTTCATTTGTGTGATGCCTAAATATTGTCTTCTTTTCAGAGTCAATAAATAAATCTCCAGAAACATCATAATGTCTTATTACACTATTGTTTGCGTTATGAAAAATTCTTAATTCTTGAGAAGCACCTAGCTGTAATTTTTTATTATCAGGTAATGCTATATGCTCACTACTTGTCCAAGAATCTGTAGCGTTTAACCACTGGAACGTCTTATTCGTACCACCTAATAAAGTTATACCCCCTTGATCGGCAGTAGTATCAGAAGGAGTTGATACTTTACCTAGTTCAATATTTTTATCTTCAACTGTAAGCGTAGTCGTATCAATCGTTGTGGTCGTTCCATTAACAGTGAAGTTACCTGTTACAGTAAGATCATTTGCTACTGTGACTAAGCCATTAGATGCAACAGTTAATCTATTAGCATTATTTGTACTGTCTCTAAATTGAAGCGTTCCATCAAAATTGCGAACTGTAAAATCTGAGTTGTGGTTAAGGTCAACTAAATGTAATGCTGGAGCACCTGTAGTTTGTAAAGTTAAATCTCCACCACCTATTGTTGCATCACCAGTAGTAGTCAGATCACCTGTCACATCAAGACCTGCTCCAACGTTTAGGTTGCCAGTTACGTCAACTGTTCCATCAGATAGTATTTGGAATCTAATACTACTATTGGTGTCATCTCTTATAAAAAATTTACCAGCACTGCCCAACACTGAGAAATCTGGATTATTGTCGCTATCAGTAAAGGATAATTTAGGGTTTGCATCTGAAATTGTTATATCCCCAGATGCAATTGTTCCAGTTGTGGCTATATTCTGACTACCAAAGTTGGGAGAAATTTTGGTTCCTTGTATAGCAGCATCACTAGCTATATTCGCATTATCAATCGCTCCAGAATTAACAACAATATTTGTACCATTACTAGATACTGTTACATCACCTAAATTTCCATCAGTAAAAGTTCCTTGTGGACCCTGAGTTTTTACAGTAACAACACGGGTTTCTCCGTTTACTGTAACTGTATTTTTTGTAGTTGTAACATTAACTGAAGTCATGCGGTGTATCCTTCACTTACATATATAGTACCTTCTAAATAATATTCTTTCGACCCTGAAGGATCAGTTAATAAAACATCATATTTTAAAATATCAGGTGTAAATGTAGCTGTTTGTGTATCTGTTAATGATATAGAAACAGAACCAGCAGCACGATCTGTATAAGTAACAGCAAAATCTGCGTATTTTGTGGTGCGTGTTTCTTCCCAAACTTGTGCTTCTACCGTAAATCCAGTTAAATTTATTGCTGCATTGTTTCCATCTTTAAACAGCAATGGAATACTATGATCTGATCTACGTTGTAACGTAAAATTATATGTACCAGGTTGAATTGCCATAGTTTTTAATTAGTATTTTTTTGTACTACGAAAATAGTAAAGAAAGAACCGGCATTTATCTTTGTTCTATTTCCTGTTCCAGTATCACCATTTCTAACTTCTACAACTACACGGATTGTATCATTTGCATTATAGAATTTATTACCTCCTTCATTTCGAAAATTCTCCGTTTCAGTAACGGTAAAAGCACCAGAAAGTCCAACAGGTTCTGGTATAAAGTCACGAGAGGTTCCATTTTCTATAATTCTCATTCTATATCTACATAAACTAGCGTTATTTGACATCTTTGAAAAACTTAAATTATAAGCAAAAAAGAACATACAATTATTTGAAGGAATTGTAAAAGTCTTATCTAAACCTGTTGCACCAAAACTTGTAGTTCCAGTAGGTCTATTAAAATCACTACCTTGTCTGTCGTGTATTACAAATTTAAATGCAGTATCTATTCCTGTTAAAGCAGAGCCATTTATAGCAGGTAAAGCTCCAGTTAATTTAGACGCAGAAAGAGATGTTATACGAGCATCAGCAACAGTACCAGTTAAATTCCCTGCTGGTATATTTGTAAGAGATGCACCTGAGCCACTAAATGTTCCAGCAGTACACGTTCCAGAAACAGCTAAAGAACTTAATGTTCCTACTGATGTAAGACTAGAAGCCGTAACACCATTCGCAAGTGTATTGCCAGTTAAGTCAGCAGCACCAACTGTAGGTGCTCCAAAAGTAAGCGTTCCAGATCCATTTGTGATTATTGCCTGTCCACTTGTGCCATCTGCTGGAGGTAAAGTAAGTACAACATTATTAGAAATTGAATCAGCAGCCCTTAACTCTATATAACTATTACCATTATTTGTTGCTTCATTTAATCTTATTTTTGCACCATCTGTAGCATTTCCTGAAAACTCTGTAGCTGTTGAATTTACAGTAAGTTTTTTAGTACCATCTGCTGTTATTCCAAGAACATTAGAGCTTGGTTTAAATAAACCAGTACCACTATCGCCAACAGTCAAAGCTGGTGCTGATACTGAACCAGTGGGTAATTGCAGAACACCTGTTAGGGTTCCGCCTGTCTTAGGAAGTAAACCTAAATTATCCTCATCTAAATTTCCTACAGGATAAAAGAAAGCAGCAGCATTTCCAGTTGTAGGATCAGCCTGATTTCCTCCACTAGATTTTCTAATTAATAATTTACCAGTATCTGAATCAGCTAAAAACTCACAAGGTTCGATTGTACCAGCTTGATTTCTTTGTCCAAAGTTATGAGTAGCAATAGTTTTTAAAGTGTTTTCAATGTCTAGTCTTACAACCTGACCAGAAGCATTATCTATATTTTTACTACCAGCTTGAGCCATTTAAGAAAATACTTTCCTCTATATTACACCCCTTTACCATAACCGACAGCTTGGAATGTAAATTGTTTAGCAGGATTAACAGGATTATTAGAACTATCTAATATTTTTATATTAAATCCTGTACCTGAAACATTAGATAAAACAAAATAATCTCCTGCTGCTGCACCTACTATTGTTATACCAACAGAAGGTAAAAAAGCGTTTGCACCTCCTTGTGTTGTAGAAATTCCAGCAAAAAATGGTTTACCAAAGGTAACGTCTAAACCTGAAGTAGAAGAACTAGATGTTAAAGGTGCTGTAGATGTGCTTCCTCCACTTACATAACTTCTTTCAGTCCTAGATTCAAAATTTGCTTTGATTCCTAGTTGCTGTACAGATATATTATGAGCAACACTTTCAGAAGTTAGGGTTAGTCTAAATTGAAAACCTCTTCCCTTAAATGTTCCATTTACAAATGTATTAAATGGTTTATTAGCAAAATCTGAATCCTGATAAGTTGGAACACCATTTACCGTATTAGCTGGAGCAGCACTTGTTGCTCTTACTGCGAGTGAAGCATTAACATCATTAACTTTAGGACCGTCAAAATCGCCATTGGGTGCATAGTCATCCCATAGGGTTCCGTCTGGTATTAAGGTGTCTATTGTATTAACAAAAGCAAACGTACAGTTAGATGATGAAATTGCATTTCCAGTAGCAAGAAATTGGAAAGTAGTAGTCGTTACTGCTTTAATTTCAAACACTCCATTAGTAGCTCCACCTGTTACTGCAACAAAATTAATGTAATCACCAACTGATCTTCCATGAGCAGAACTTGTTGTTATTTCTATAACAGTTTGACTTTGACCAGAAATAGTGGCTGTTGTTCTTACATAAGTTGCAGTTATAGTTTGACCTCCTTCTGCAAATCCTACAGCTTGTATTACCCTTTTTACATTTAGAGAAAATACGGCACCTAAATCTAAAATATCAGCAAAAGTATAAGTGCCTGTAAGATTATTAGATGGGTTTGATAATTGTAAAGCACCTCCTACTATAGATACATTATTTTTATCTCCTCCAAAAGCTGTAGGGTCTGTATCTTCTCTATCTTCAAATATTTGTTGACTATCTATTAAATCAGGCTCATCTAATATAATAGAAGTTTCTCCAAGACTAAATATACCTTGGTCATCTCTAAATTTTAAAATATACTCTCCTTCTATACTTGGTACCACTGCTTCTGTAGTATTACCAGCTAACGCTTCAACTAAATCGAGAGAATCTTGAAAAGTACCAGTACCGTCAGTTTTATTTGAATGTCTTACATAAACTTTTCCACCATG